CGCCTTTGACCACTACGTCAGCTGGCACACGAGAGATGGTGTAGCGACGGATCTGCTGGGAGAATGGACGCCATGCCTCCACAGTCTCGTTCACAATGCGATTGTGTTGACGATCCATGCCCTTAGCAGTGGTACACTTGCCGCACTTGCGGAAGTAGATGATGGGTTGCTGAGGAGCATCCACGGTGTCGATCTCGATCTTGTAGAAGGAGTGCTTGACGACTTGAACGGTCATGGGTGGCGTCCCTTGGTTGATGAACTTAGTATAGGGCTCAGGAGAGCAGTTCCAATGCCTCGTAGGACAGTTCTTCAACTGGCATGTCCTTCTCAACTTCGATCACGTCGTACTCTTCTTCAATCTGTTCCAGGAGCCAGCGATCGAGCATAACTTCAGAGATGGTCATCGTTTCCAGTTTTTGTTGGTAAAGTGTGCTTCAATGATGTCGAGGATCTCACCGCAGATGTCTGCGGTGTCCTCATCTGTTAGGATGCCATAGTCTTCTACGGCATCAGCAATAATTTCTAATTGTTGTTCTGTAAACATAGCAGTTCGTCTACTGTAATCTCCAGTTCCGCTGCTTTAAACTCTAGTTCATCACAGCATGTGTCATCACTATGTAGATCGAGCATGTCAGTATCAGTCAAGGCAGTCAGTTTACCGAAGAGAAAGTCGATGAATTCGTGGTCTTCTTTAGTGAACATGATCAGCAGGCAGCAGGAGAGTAATCAGAACCAGTGTATTCTTCAGTGTTGATGGCAGTGACAACAGCACCGTTGGCAATGTAGTTCTCAACCTCATAGCGCATCTCAGACTTGAGTTTGGTAGCGAAGAAGGTCATCTCAGACTCAGAACCAGGGTGCCAGACGACTTTCTTAACGAATCGCTTGCCAGTGCCAACAGGATAGTAATCGATCTTGGTGGCGGAGGTGAAGAGTTGCATGGGGTGCTCCCTTGACGACTTCTATAGAATACATCATTCAGGGTCCTGTGGGTCAGTTGGTAGACAGTTCGCTAACTGGTTGTAGATGGCACTGTCATCGACTTTGTTCAGGTAAGCATGGTGCTTGGTGATGCCCATCGAGCATCCCATCATCAGATCCATCAAGAATTGGATCTGAGGGGGCGTCAGGGGCACATTAGTGGGTTCATCCATTAGACGTAGTTCAGAACGCTTACAGACGATTCTAGCGTGGTCTGACGACGCTTGTCAACATAGAATCGATGCAGCAACCACCTGACTTCGAGAAAACTGATCCGTTTCCTGTATTTGCCTGATGCCATGGGGGACTTGAAACTGGTAAGGAAAAAGTCTTTAGTTTCATGCCGCCACTGGTCGATCAGGGCATTGATCGCAGGTAGATCTGTCTCTTTTACCATTGTTGACTCAATCGGGAAGTGATTCCTGTTGGTTGATTTACACTCACCCATGCTATTCACCAGTGCTGGTACATCATGATCCTGCAACATGCGGAGATGAATGTTATTTTGTGTATTGGTGTCGATCCCGTTGACCAGGATGGGTGCCAGGTCCTTTGGATTGAAGCGCACAGGAAAATCAGTTTTTGTTGGTGTGTTGTGTGCTGTGAGCACAATCTCCTCACCATTGACATATGTCCGCGTACATCCTACCTTGTACGGAACAAAATACGCAACACCTGCGGGTGCATCAGTATCACTGAATAGTTGCATGTCAAACTTATCCCATGCATACAATCTATCCTTGAATAGTTTCTGGTTCCAGAACGTACTGGGTACGATTGCAGCGACGTACTCACAGTTATCCAGCATCAGTTGCAGTGCATCAAGGTACATATCCTCGTGGATTAGTTGCACTGGTAGTTTCTTGCGCGATACTACTGTCTTCGCAAGGTATGGTGGGTTGGTGATACACACTCTGTACCCAGTAGGAAAGTCTTTGAATGTATCTCTGTACTGCACAGCATCATGGTTGGGTTCAATATCATACCCATCCCACTCTGCATTTACATACGAAAAAAGGTGCCCCGCACCTGCAAATGGTTCAAGGATAGTATCCTTGGGCACCATCTGATACCAGGAGCGGAATGCACCAGAATTGTTGAAAGGGTCAGTTGTAGTATAATACTGACCCAGGAGTTGCTTACTCATTCAATGCCGAGACGTTGCTGGAATTCTACATGATCAACGACCCAAACGGTGTCAGAGTCGTAGTTGAACTTAAGACGGTCAAACTTATCAGTCAGGTCAGTATCGACGAGGATGACATACACTTTGCCTTCCTCGCCGTACTGGTGTGCCCAGTCAGCGAAGTGTGCTGCTTCGTGGAACACATTATCCTGATGTCCACCTTCACCAAAACAAATCTTGGCAAAGATATAACCTTCAACCTTACCGTTGATCACACCGTCAATAGACTTGAGGCACTCAAGTTTATCGAGACCAGACTTCTTGAACTCTTCCTTGTTAAGCAGGCGTCCATCCTTGGTAGGACGGAGATCCTGATTGTTCAAGGATTGCACGTAGATACCATAACCACGAGAGACACGGTTGATCTCATCAAGGACATAAGATTCGTCCTTAGAACCTTGACGAGAGGCAAGGATAGCGGTGCCGTGAGCGACAGTCAAAGCATACTCATAGTCTGCTTTGCACTTCTCATAGATGTAATCACGATCATTACCAAGGAGTTCAGCAAGACGATCAAGAGACTTGAAGTTAATCAGTCGCTTAAGATCGCGATCCATGATCTCATTGCTATGACAAATAGTCTCAGCAAGATCACGATTGGTCTTGAATTGACGTGTGGTGCGGATGTTGGACAGGTCAGATTTGAACATTACGGTGCCACCTACATGGGTGGGATTAGAGAATGTTGGAGTCTTTAGGGCGCTGCCTCTCCCATGTCCTTAATATACAGCACTCAGGGGTGCTGTGTCAAGAGAGTGGACAGTTCTCTCAACTGTCCCCATAGATGGGGATGATGTCAGTGCGACAATGCTGTGTTTTGTTGATGTGCTGCTCCCACAGAGCGGCGTCGTCCAAATTGTAGAAGATCGCTTCTTGGCGGGCTGTGCCCTTCTTTTTGTTCTTCATCCACACAACTGCGTACTTCATGCCAAAAATCAGGATAAACGACAATGTTAACATAATGACGACCCCACCGTGAGTTTGCACTCGTAGGCAGTGGGATGTCTTTGAAGCAAATAGTAATATACTCTTCGCTTATGAAAGAGATATAACCACATGTGTTATGATAACACACTGGTTGGAGTAGTTCAAAATCAGTTTTCTTCATCGAACAACTTACGATCTTTGTTCTCGGGTTTGGGTAGGCGGAACATTTGTTTCAAATCATTTAACTCAGTGAGTTGTCTCTGCAGGTTATCAATTTGCGCCTGCAGAATTTGAAAGTTGTGATCGTTGTTGTTCTGCATCATCAGCATGTTGTTGATGGCAGATTTAAACTCTTCTTCGTTCATTGTATCAGAATCGCTTAGGTAATTTAGCATACTGCCACTTCTTGACAAGTTCAGGATCATCAAGGAATGGATCGATCTCTCGATTGCCCATCATAAGATCGTAGAGACCACGAGCACGACAGTATGCTTTCTCATGGTATTCTATCACATCATTGATGCAAGATAGCATCTCTTCATACGCTTGTCTGCTTGATACTTTGTCATCCGAGAGGTAATCGTCGATAGCATCTTGCATACGACATTTGCGTTGCTTTTCATAGGTGTTGTCAGGTCCAAGTTCAATACCCATTGTGAAATTCCTGGTTGCGTCGTTCATCAAGGTAGCGTAGTACGTCCTCACGCCATTCCATCAACTCATGATAACATGACTGATTGTGAGCACACTGGCGCAGTTGATGATCTGGTTTGAGAACAGATTCATAGAATAGTCCCAGTGCATCCCTGCGCTTCTCGTGCTTCTCTGGCGTGTTCATCTTAGTTTAGCGTGGTACAGTGTATTTTAGATGGTTGTGTGAGGAAATCTGTATAAACTCAGACTTTCTTAACTATTCACCATCATCAACGCGATCGACAGACAGTATATCACAGACTGGCACCTCATGCTCGCCTGCAATGATGTACCAGTGCATCATCTGTCCATGATACTCAGGGTGTGCCTGGTATTCGTGAGTATATTCACGCTCACCGCAATACATTAGTTCGCTTTCTGGAATATCGTTCTCTTTTAACATTGCTTGTAGCTGCATGTGCTGCAACTCGATCTGCGTAGGTACTTTCATTAGCTCTCCATTCATGTCTCATTTGTTTGTAGGTTTGATCATAGGCAGCCAAGTCTCTAACCTTTTTAAATACGGCAGCAGCTTTGGACTTTTCATTGGTTCTCCAATCTTCCTCCTGGGGTCTGACGGCACCAGAAACTTCATCGTACTTCCGTCCGCTGGAATGATTAGCATACCTACGGGCTCTCGTAAAACCCATCTCCAGGAATTTCCTCGCCATGTCCATACCAATGAAGTCTCCTTTGGCTTTAAATCCAAGGAACATTTCGTATATCTTAGCAGAAGAGTCGCGAGCAGTAGTTTCATCTACAAAGCGCCAGTGAGCACAAATGTCGTTAGTGTAAGGGCGTACCAGTAGCACTCCTTGCTCTCCCCTTCCAATACGATAAAGTTTGCGAGTCTCTGCGTCTGTGAAGTCAAGGTCCTCATAATTGAGTTCATAACAAAATTCGAGCATGGATCACCACTGGTGCTTCGCTACCATAGCATGGCGTCAGGATGCTGTCAAGTCCCTGAATTCAACGTGTGTCAAGTGCTTAAGAATTGTTTCAGTAATCTCACCAGCACTTGACAATTTATACTCTAGGTCAAATACTGATGTGCCTGTGCATTTTGCTTCAATCACAGACTTATGATCTTCAGTAATCAATCCCGCTTCAACTAGAATAGGAAGAATACCATCACGATATTCTACTTCGTGATGTGCTTCTTTTATATTGCCTCTCTCTTGTGGTTCTAGTGATACCTGTGGGTGTGCAATTGCCAAGTTAAATGAGAAACTGCCGTCAAGGAAGATGTCAAATGTACCTCTAAGAGATCTTTTCTCTTTACAGAGTTTATTCATTTTGACAAGCATCTCGTTAGATGAATACTCATCTAGATTATATGTGGGATCATAGATTCTGATGCCAGCACAGTTTCCATCAGCATCATAATGAATTCCTTGTACAAGAGTTTCAAAGTAATCAGTCTCATCAGTCATCTTATCAACAGTCTCTTTGACTTGACTAAGATCGCCTAGATCACAGAATGATAAAAATGTATCCCATACCTGTTTGACTTCTGTGAGATTAGACCAATGCATCATAGTGTTCATACAATATGATTTGATCTCATCACCCACATACTCAATACCCACCACCTTGTAATCACTCATGATTGCAACGTCCAGGTGTGGATACTTATATTGATAAACTTTGTTTAGTTTAGCAGACAATGCACCACTGAAGGTGGGAAGATAAGCAGAATCAACCAGACCAGTGTATCTCCAGGGCATTCTCTCAAGGGTTGAGATATACTCTCCACTGTCTAAATTGTATCTGTCCTGTTTGAAAAAGATTTCAGAAAACATTTTAGTTCGCCATGATAGTTTGACCTGTTGCATTGAACAGAGTATAGTGAATGTAATCCTCTGGTCTTGCACAAGATGCCTGATTTTCAGGGAAGTTTGATGTTAGAAACTCCTCTGTCTCTACCAGATCATGTACCTCAACAAATACAAACTCAGAGTTTTGTAATGCTGTGAATAGATCTAATGGTAGCAGATCTCTATACAAATCATATGATGCATTGATAGCATCAACATCACTACTATTGTTCCAACCAGTTGATCTGAAATAGATCAACGACTTGTTATTACTAGCGACATAACGCTCAATGAAGTTATCAAAATAAAATACGTCGTAATTGTTCATTGTTCCTTAAGTAGTAGTTTCCAAGCAATAGTAATACGCAAACCAATGAATGATCTAGATGTCATCTCAGCAGCATGTGGAATCATGCCAGGAAATAATACTGCTGAGTTTGGTTTTGGGACGTGGAAGTAATCAGTTCCATCGTTAAAATGAAATGCTGTCTTACCGCCCCAGTCTAACTTCCACACATCATTTGCATAGAGTAAGAATGTTCTTCCTCTGTCATCATACCAATCTTGATGATAAGACCCTTGTGTGCCAAATGTATGACCATTTGCATACACATCAAACACTTCATATTGTTGGTTGGTCTTTTCCTCAATGATATTTAGAAGATATGATGCAAAGAACTCATTATCTTTTAAATCCATGCGCCAGAAGGGGATGCCACGACGCTTGTCCCCATCAACATATGATCCATGACCAAAATACCAATTAGGACCAGAAACTGCATCTAGAATCTTTTCCCAGTCCTCTCGTGAGAATACATTACTATACTCTAAGATGTCAGATCTTCCCATATTCTCTTATCAAGTTGATTCTAAACTGATCTAGTTTCTCTTGTACATCTTTGCTTATGTCTGCCTCACAGATATACTGTGCAAACTCTGAAAGATAGTTTCTCATGAAAGAATCGTGAATGATAGATTCTGCCCAGCAAACAAATACCTTACGTGATCCAGACTGAACCTTATTGACTTTGTGCCACAGTCCAGTAGGATACATGATTGCTTTTCCTGCCTCTAACTTGTATTCTACCTCTGTATTACCAATCTTAAGGACTAGTTCGCCACCCTCATACTCTGATGGATCATTCAAGAAGCATGTGATACTATAGTGAGGGAAGACACCACCACATGGAATGTTGTCGATGTGGTAATCATAGTAAGCACCCTCATTATACTCAAGAAAGTATAACTGTGATGTTCTTCTGATATTATAGATGCTATAGATCTGCTTATTAATATATCCAGAAAACTGGTGGTTTATCTTCTCATATAATTTTCCATCACATGACATCTTACATCTCTTCTTAGGAGATGGGTTGGATATATTACCATCGACATACTCTAGATTTTTTAGATTATCCTGTAGCCATAATAAAGCCTCGCCGTCGAGCAAATCAATTTCATAAATCATCCTGTTTGTCCGTCTAGTTCAGAATCGTCAGTGTAGTATAGACTCCAGTTTACTGGTACAACATCATCTACGTCAAGTAGTTTCATGATATCATATACTGCTTGTCTCACTTTCTTGAGTGATGGTGCATATTGACCAGAGAAGTTGTACATGCTCTGCTCTCTGCTCTGCTGGAAGTCAGAACTTGCTGCAATATCATGTTTTACCCATTGATCAGGATCATTTGGATCCATGAATGCTGGTGCTGGTGTTACACCATCTTCCTGCATACCATCTGGATACATCTGTCTATAAATCTTTGGATCTACAGGATACTTAACATCAAATGTATGTTTGAAGTATGCAAGACCATTCTCAAAATCTTCTGGTTTTTTCATAACCTGAGATCTCAATGCTCTCCTCCAAGCAATCCACTGGTCTTTTTCTCCTTCATAACTATCCTCAACATCAGGAAGAATTCTCCAGTCAGAACGTGCTAACAGTTCATTCTTTTGTCTTCTCGCTTTGATGTATCTTTGTTCAAAGTAGATTGTCTCATCATTAATTTTTCTGATCTCTTTATTGACTGCTTCTTCTCTTACGATTAGCAGAGACTCATAAAAAGCAAGAGTCTGTTCTTTTAATTCAGTTGCTTGCTCAGCAGTAGCACTAGTAAATTGATAGGTTGCCCAGTAATCTTCATCAGTCTTGAAGTCATGCTTTAACTTCCTTCTCTGACATCTGTATGCACCAGTGCTAAAATACTGGAAGTGATCTAACTGGTCCTTAGAGTTGTGCCAGAAGTCATCAACAACTCGATCGAGAAATCTTTCCTTCAACTCACCTCTAATTTTAACTTTTTTAGTCTTTCTGCCAGGATACATCAAGTCTCCCTCGATGTCATTATTAATCAAGACAATATCATTGACAAAATCAATCTCAATTAAAGAAATTCTTTCTCTGGTTGTCATGGATCTCCTACCTAGATTTGATGTACCATCCTGTCAAAATATATTTATCCTCACTAAAAACTGTATTGCCCTTGTGAGTATGCGTATAACCCGCTGGCCAGATGACAACAGTACCAGCAGTTGGACGAATTCTTCTCTTTTGGTATAAGAATTCAGTTTCTGCCTCACCCTCTGGCAAATCATTTAGATAAATCATCCAAACAATCTCTCTAAGTGAATGTGCTTGATCAACATCTTCATAATGCCAAAGGTGATAACCACCTCCAGGTGGTGTCTTTTGCATCTTAATATCTGTTGAGATCAATGAAGCAATGTTCAGTGATGGATATTCAGAGATATAATGATTAAGACATGATGACAATATTGCCTGTATATCTACACACAGTTTCTTGTTAGAATAATCTAACATAAATGCAAAGTCTCTTCTATTTTGAGCACCACCATATTGGTCCTCTGACTTATGCACTTTCTGTTCAGATCCTCCAGGCAACTCTTGGAAGTCTTGATTATAATATGATCCAGTCTCTAGAACATGCTCACAATACTCAATTAACTTTTTACATGTGGGTCTAGGCATGAAGTTTTCCCAGACACCAATAAAATCATTAAAATCAGACTTAGTAAAGTCCTTCCTCTGCATTAACTCCAGAGGACGATATGGTTCAACTGACATAACAATGGAATCAGAATGCTTTAATGATGTATTTAGTCTTATGGAATGGGTTGATGATTGGAACTTTTCTCTGTGGTCTCATAGTAACATCAGGAGTTGGTTTCTTGAAACTACTAGAGAACTTAAACTCTGCATCAGTCATGTCCATGAATAGTTCTGATTGATCAAACGCAACCTGCAAGGAAGCACCAACAGGATTACTTTGACCTTCTACATTAGGATTAGTAGCAAGACCAGAACCATATGGAGCTCCAACAATACCAGGACCAGATAGACCGCCGCCAGTAAAGTCTGTCTGTGGATTACCTACAATGTTCTGAGTAATCATATGACTGTGAGTTTGTGTTGTTCCACTACTAGGAGTATATGTCGAAATAGTAAATGTAGTTGGTTCTGTATCAATACACGCAGTTTGATTAGCACCACTAGCAGTATAACTTTGTAGCGGCAAACTGTCAGAATCAGCTCTAGGAGATCTCCACCATACCATATAACTTTGCTGTAGAGTAAGTTGAGCTCCACTATCAGCAGTTTGACTGGTTGGTAGATTATCAGCAATCCATGTATTAAAGTCAGTCCAAGCATCGGCAGAATAGTATCGTTCAAGTTCCTCAGCAAAGTTATTTCCTAAGAAAGTAGCCCATAAACCAACTACACTGTCTTGAGACCATGGAATTTCTGCCGCAGGAGAAGAATCTCTTTCAGGAGCATTAAGACCCATCATACCTCTAGGTGATGAACCAGGATTCATGTTAAATGGAATTAGAGGATCTCCACCATCACCTTCTACAACAGCACTAAGATATAAGTGTTCGTGTTCAGGAACTCTTACAGATGTCTCACCAAGAGGTCCAACTAGTGCAGTAACAGCACCAGTAATAGTAAATGTTATACTATCTGTAATAGTTTCCAATCCGTCTAGTCTTACAGTACCAAGAGAGAAGAATTGACTCTGCAAACCTGTTTGTCCGCTGCCTTCAATCTGTTCTAGTGGCAATGCTCCAGCAGCATCTACAGTATCAAAGTACCAATATCCTCCCTCTGCACCAACATCAAAAATACCTTTGCCAGGTGTAGATACAGGTAAGAATGCAGAGTTTCCACGGGATGAATCAACAAATCCAGTGCCAGCAAGTTTTCTGTTTCTATAATCAGGAACATTGAAAGTACCAGTATATACTGGTGCTCCATATGCATCAAATGTTTCACTGACACTACCACCATACTCAGTTCCAATAACCTCATACAGTTCTCTGTATAATGATGCGTCTAGTTCTCTACCATCACATGATATAAATCCAGGATATCTAGAGTTCAGATCACCATCCAAATCACCATAACCAACAATAACATTCTCTTTTAGAATAGCACAAATAGTTCCTACAGAGTATCCATCAAACTTCTTAACTTTATTACTATACCATACCCCTAGGTTCGCTGCTGGTGGTGGTGCTACAGCATATGTGGTTACATTCCATGTAAAAGACACAGCAGGAATATTAGTAGCTTCAGTACCAACTACAACATCAGTAAATTCTGGTGTTCCTAGTTGATCTGCGGATAGTACAGTTAAAGTAAATGAAGTGTTGATTGCTGGATCAAAGATCCTAGGACCTACAACTGGTGTATCAAAATCAATAGAGATCAATGCACCGTTTGATGCAGTGATAGTGATAGGTCTATTGATATCAGTTACTGTAACAGGCGAACTCGTGATATATGTTTCAGGAACTTGACCGAACTTATCATTTGGTGGTGAAAAGACAGCATCATAATCTGGTCCGCTACTAGTAATGATTGTCCATGTTGGGATTGTCGTATCACCAACCTTGATTTGCATAGTGCGTGATTGACCAAAATCAGGATCTGACTTAGCATAGATGGTAATCTGATCACCATTTGAAACATTAACAGGGAACACACCAACAGATCCATTATTAATCTTAATCTTGGTTTCAGTAGCAGTAGTGTTTGCTCCAACGACAGTAACTGGGACAGAAACACCAGGACCTAATCCAGTAATGCCACCAGGGGGCATTTTATTAGATGGAATAAGTGCATCTTCAATAACACCATTTAGATCATCAAATGACCATCCATTTACTCCTGTAGATGGTGGATTGCCTGTTTCTACACTCCAACTAGAAAGATCTGCGCCATCACCAATTGTCAAACTGGTTTCTTTAGGAGTAAGAGGAGTGTTTAATGCTTGTAATTTTAACTGTAAGTAATCACCATTATTAACTGTTCCTGATGAGGATGAGAATGTTACACCATCAAGAACCTCGTATCCATCACCATTTGTAGTTGTACTGTTAGTAGATGATGCTGCCCACTCACCAGTATTAGTCAGCGAGATAAGTGCTGGTTCTGTTAAACCTTGAATTCTGATAATCTCAGAATATGCAACTTCTTCAAGATCTAAACCAGTTAAATCTGTGAAGTTTGGAAATGGTTCTGGAATGTTTAATGGTTGTGTCTTGGTAGTAATTGTCCAAGTCTCATTCGCAGTTCCAATTACCAGTGTAACAATTGTATCTTGGTTATTGAAATTTTGCGTTCTTGCTCGAATTTGAATTCGAGATCCATTCTGTACAACTTCAGATCCTGTTCCTTGGATCCAATAGTCATCAGCGGCAACGCCATATGCAGGCATTGGATTGTTTGATTCATCTAATCTACCCCAATTTCCATCGCCATTATAATCAATACGCATGGCGAAATACGTAATATCACCAGCAAATGTAGAACCTAATGCAACTGGTGCTTGTGTTGTTGGTGTTAAACCAGTGACAGTGATAATTGACTCACCAGGACGAGATCCATCTCCATATGTGTATAGTGTATCCAGTTCAGCTGGATCAACCTCTTGAAAAGGAAATGGATCTGGTGTAAAGTCTTCAGGTACAGTTGTGATTAACCAATACTGTACTAGTTCACCAAGTTGAATGGTAACTGTCTGGGTAGTATCCCAAGTTGGGGGTGCCTTAAATCTAAACTGAACGTAATCACCCTCAGAAACATATACTGGTGTGCTTGAAAAAGAATATGTCATTCCGTTTAGATAATATCTCCAGTCTTACTATTTAGATCTGTTCCACATTATCCCAGTCGCCGTCTTGATTGACTTGAATCTGGATTGGATAGTTTGATTTTACTTTCACTGGGACATCGATGCCATTAATCTCATACAACTGCGATTCAATGATGTCTTCAGGTGCAACATCTGGAGTAAATACTGGTTCTTGATCTTTGAAAGCATCTTCCTTTTCTTCAATGATAATACCATCAGGTGTTCTATCAATATTAACAGGGATAAGTGCGCTGAAGGTTTGACTACCTCCTTCACCAGTTGCTTGTGCCACTAGTTGAACCTGCTCAGGTCCTTGTGAATTATATGTGATTGGAATTTGTGTTGATTCTACATCAAATTCAGTTGTACCACCTATCTCAGCACTTTCAGCAGGACCATATGTTAATGTATCACCTACTGTTGTAGTACCATCAGCGTATATGTATGTTGGTGTAATATTAATACTAATATTGCAATACTCTGATTCAAAACCAACAAAGAGATCATCACCATAATCTAATTGCTCTGGAACACTCCATTCAAATGTTGGAATTTGTACAACTCGTACAGTTAAAGTTGCAGATGGTGATTCACCAGCACCTCCATCTTGTGCATATCCAGTAAAAGTAATAGTATCTGCAGCAGTAAATGTTTGACTACTACTATTGAGACCATTGGTAATAGTTCCAGCAGTCCAAGTAACTCCTGGTGTTGTTCCTGTAGTGTACCAAGTAATTGTAAATTCCTGACCAGCAGTAATAGTATTAGTTTCATCAACACCAGTAGCAGTAATAACAAGTGTTGGAGGAACTAATACTGTTACTGTAATAGATCCACCCGTGCTCAATGTATAAGTTGTTGTGCCTAACGGTGTTTGAGTGGAACTACCACTGAAAGTAATGCTAGAATTATCAGTATAACCACTAGTTGGTGCTTTAAAACCTTGATTAGGTCCATCACCAGTGTATGGTCCTTCACCACTAGAACTTGTCGTCCAAATAGTTCCAAAACCATTAGGAGGACCACCATTCGGGTCAATTTTTTCGTAAATTGTTGATACGCTTACAGGATGACCTGATGAATTAAATGGATATACGTATCCAATAGTTGCATATGGTTTAACACTACTTTCATTATCATATCCCAAGAATGTTCCTGGTGCCTGTGTGGTGAATGATTTAAACAAAACACCTTCAGAAGTATAACTACCAGGATTAGTTGCAGAGCACATATGATCTCCTGGGGCAGGAGTTGTACTAAACCACCTGTTAATATTTTGAACACTATAAGTCACTGCACTTCCTGACGTAATTGTCAATGTACCAGGAGCAGGACTAATACTTGCGCTAGCATATCCAGTGACACTCCAACTAAAAGTTACTGATTCACCCTGTATGATAGTTTTAGATGTTGTTCCATCACTAAACGTGAGTGATGATGATGCCTGAGTAGCGAGATTAAATTCTTCTTCATCTACAGGTGATGCAGCTCGTAATGAACCTCCATTAGGAACAACTTTAGCAACTTGAAAGTCTTCTACAGGTTCAGAAGATCCAGCTGGAAAACCAGTACCAATCTGCCTTACATTTTCAAACTCACCATCATTCTTCCTTACTGAGATTGCATAGTCAGATTTAATTTCGACAGGAATATCGATGCCATCAACCAAATACATGTCAGACAGCGTAGTGTCTTCAGGTAAAACATCTTTTGTATAGACTGGTTCTTCATTTTGAAACTTACCATCAGTTTCCTGAACATTAAAATTGTCCATCTCTTCATCAATGATGATGGGCACAGTCTTAGAAAGCATCTGAGAACCACCATTGCCAGTAATACTCAATACATAAGTCACTGATCTTGGTCCAAAGTTATCGTAAGTAACACCAGTGCCAATAATATTATCAATCGTTGGGTTTTGACCATCTAACTCAGCAGTTCCGCAAACTGGATACGATGTAGTTCCTTGGTCAGAAGTATATGTGTTGTAATTAAATATCTTTTGTATCTCAACAGTAAGATTTGCATAACTGACATCATAGTCAATATTTCCGTTCTCACCATAATTAAGAGATTCTGGAACATTGAACTCATTAATTACAGGTACTTGATAAACATAAACTGTGACAGATGCTGTTGGACTGGTTCCACCGTTGCCAGTAGCATATCCACTATAAGTTGTGGTAACAGCAGGACAAACTTGTACAGAACTAGTTACAAGTTGGTTAGCGATATTTCCACTTGTCCATATAACTGTGTCGCCATCACCACTGACAGACCATGATATAGTAGTACATTGACCAGCAATAAGAGTTGTCTGACCAACCTGTATATTTAATACTGGTGGGATATAAACAGTTAGTGTTGCATATCTAACAGTTTGACCACCTTCACCACGAACATCAAAAAAGTATTGTGTTGTAATACTAGGACAAACTGTTGTACTACCACTAGAAGAAGTAGAGATATTTGACATATTGCGGTAGTAAATGCCAACACCAGAAGAACTCCAGGAAAGTTGAGCACATTGTCCTTGAATAATTGCAGAAGGACTTACAGAAATACTTGCAGATGGTGCTGGAGGTCTTGATGGTGCATCAATTGTAAAAGCAATACCATATGGATTAGGACCATAGTCATCTGATGATGGTGCATTATAAACGCTACCACTTATACTCTTAGTTCCTGGCGTACTATAAAATGTTGTTGGTGATTGTCCGCCAAAACCAGATACCGAACAATTACGACCAGCAACATTTAATGATCCACTGTTATCAGCAGCTGCTCGAACTGTATAATTTCCAGAGTATGGAAAATATACGCTACCAGAAAAATAAAAAGTAGTACCATTATAAGAACTACCAGGACCAGAAGATGCAGCAGTAAATCTAACAGCGTATGAGTTCATTAGAGAACCCCATGCACCATTAGTATATCCACTGTAACTACCGCTTAGATTTCTACTAGTGTATATAATTGCCATTAGAGTTGCTCCACGTCTGTCCAGTTATCTCCCTGATTAATATCTATCTTGATTTCCTTATTAGATTTAACAGTAACAGGAATATCAATACCATCAATTAAAATTAAGTTTGTCAAAATATCAGTATCTGGTGTATAGATGGGATCTTGATCCTTAAATGCATCATCAGTTTCAGGAATAATAACATTATCAGGTGTTCTATCAATATTTACTTGCAGGGTTTTACTTTCGGTATAACTACCACCTGTACCTACAACGGTAATTTTTACGTCAATTGACTGTGGTCCCACAGTTCCCCAAGGAACTGGAATTTCTACACCACCAGTAGGAGAATTTACAACAGTTTCCGAGTCTGGTCTTCCAGATTCTCCCGTAGTTGCAGGAGTGATCTGAATAATGTCTCCAACAACCGTAGTTCCATCAGTCATTCTGTGGAATGGTTCTAATCTAATCTCAAGATCTGCATATTGTGTCTCGAAATTGACAAACAAAGCATCACCATAATCAATTGGATCAGGAACAGTTAGTGTTGCTGTAGGAACATAAACCACATAAACTGTAACTCCTGAAGGTGCAGATGTTCCACCTATTCCACTTGCTTGTGCAGTATATGTTGTAGTAATCTGGGGACAAATTTGTACAGAACTAGTAAGCAGACTATTAGCAATATTACCAGATAACCATGTAAGAGTATCACCATCACCAGTAGTCTCCCATGATAATGTGGTACATTGCCCGATAATTAAAACAGTGTCTATTACCTGAACAGTCACCTTTGGTCTGATGATCATAGAGACTTCAAGATAACCATCTGCACCTTCAGCGTTATAACCACTACCAACGAATCCAACTGTTGCTGTATGTGTTGTCCCAGGAGCATAGGTAACAGAATCAATTAAGTTTTGTCTAGTAAAAGCAGCCGTGACTGCTCCACCACCGCCGCCGCCCATACCTTGACCACCTGCCTTTAGTCCAGTACAGGTAAAAACAAATCCCATGACATATGTATTTTTACCACGACCATTGCCAAACCAAATTCTAAATCCAGAAGAAGTTTTACCTAAAATACCACAATTATAGTATGGTGTAGCAGAACCACCACCTGCTGCTCTTTGAGTGACACTATTAATGGTTAAGTTATAGTTAGCATTCGTAAATGGTTGAAAGAAACTGATTAGATAATGCTTTGTTCCATAGTTTGGAGCACATGAAAGACCATCGGGTGCATATTGACCCACAAAAGTTACACTAAGATCGGGACTAGTTTGATAAAATGTGTGCGTGTTTGAATCGTTGTTAAAGAAGTGAGTTACACTAGACTGATATGTTAATTCTCCAGGATCTCCTCCACCACCATTACCATATCTGGTATTACCAATTAATGCTCCATTTCCTTTATCTGGAATACTACCATTATCTCCACTAAAAGCACCAACGGAAACTCCAACGCTCGCCCAATCAAATACAGAAGATCCAGATCCTGCAGTACCACCTCCTGGTGATGATCCACCTGCTCCACCAGTTGCTTTTAACCCAAAGAACTCAGAATCACCACCATCATCTCCTGCGGTTTTAGTTAAATCATCAGCAACTTGTTCGCCACCGCCACCTGCTCCCCACATTTTAATTTCTAATTCAGCAATCTCTTCAGGAACCTGAAAAGTACCCGAATTTTGGATAGAAAATGTCTGTGGCATGACTAAATCTTAATGATATACTCTACAAGAATGAAAGGCGTTACTAATTGATCTATTTTCTCATCATCGCTGAGATCAACATCAACATATGCGCTAACACCAGTCATATCAACTTGCTTCTGTGCATATGAATATGTAAAAGTATGAGAATAACTAAATGGTCTGGCAATATTGTGTGAATGGACTGACTCACTACCTGCTTCTCTGGTATAGTCCAATTGATGTCCAGCACCACTATTTCCACCAAACTCACCGTAATCTTTACCACCAGTTCCACCAACTTTATGGTTTCCTGTGTAGTTCAAATATTTCTGAGCAGAGTTATGAGCATGACCTTGGAAGTTGTCAATACCAAGAGTTTCTTCAGTTGTCGCTCTTTGAATAGTATATCTTGGATTGCCTAACATCGAAATGCCAGTTACTGGACTAATCTGAACATTACCCTCATAAAATGCAGTAATCCTAGATCCACTATTACTAGTAATATTAACTTGAGGTCCCACTCTATTAAGAGGATTAGTTTCAACAATTCCACGATCAACAGTCAAGTTGTTATACAAACCTGTTCCTCTACCGCCAATAATAACTTTAGAACCCAAATCTGGTAATTGAAACTGTCCCAACTCACCAGTCTCAGGATTTGGATTAAGTAAAGTTGTAAGTTCTTTCTTGAATCTACATTCATCACCAGATCCCAATACTTCCGCTAATGCAATGTAATCTTTTACATTTAAAACAGACCCATCACATCGCAAATATCCTGCTGGCAATTCTTTCCTAAAATTTACACTGGTTGGATCGTTTGCTGTGCCCAATCCAGGAGTAGAATGAGCAACAATTGTGCCCACAATACCGCCGTATCTTGATCTTTCTCGTGTGTAATTTGCCATCTTAGTATGCTCTGATGATGTAAACACAAGTTACTGATGGTTGACTTGTGTTCATGTCTATTTGTAATGCTCCAGTGTTAGAAACATTATCCAAAGTTGTAGTAATAGGAATATTTACATCTGCAATAAGACTTGACTGTGGTTTTAGACTACCTTGATCGTAAATAATTTCAAATGGTTCATGTGTATGTGCAAATAAATTATCCGATAACCAATCGCTAGAAGCATTGCTCAAAAATGTTCCAAAATAACCATCGCCTGGTGTATCTGGATAGTAATTACTTTGTCCTGTTGGAATTGTAAGTTCACTTCCAAACAATCCATATGGAATAGTATCTCCACCACTCATAGCTTGATATGTAAATTGACTCTGTTCTGCGATTGGAGAACGATACATCTCTCTAGCATAGATGTTAACTGGTGGTGCTTCAGAACCTACTTGACCAATCGTTCTACCTTCTCTTCCACCACCAACACTAGAATAAGCATCAAGTCCTCCAGTATCCCAAAGGTCATTATTTAAAAGTATATTTTGATAAGTTTGCTCAAATTTGAAGTAAAAAGTATCAATATTTGGACCATCTTCCTGGTCATCAGATGCCTGATATGTCCAGTCAATTTCAATGTTATCCCAAGGAATGACACCTTTACCAGATCTTGTATTAGGTAAATTATTTAATGTTTCATACGTTCCACTATGTGTATGTGGTCTGATATGCTGGTGTCCCAACTTTCTTCCACCAATATACATAATTTTTTCACCAACACCATCAATAATAGTGTTGCCACGAATATTTCCACTATATCCTAATCTATCATTAAGAGTAAATTCAACATCAGTACGAACGTCAGTAAATACCGCGTTAGAGATTAGATTAGTATTAGGTCCAATGTATGGAGAAATAATAGTTCTCGCCTCGGGATCAATGTCAGCAGTTTTTCCTGTACCACCATTCACTGCTTGATCAAAATATGCTTCTTCAATGTCCATTAGGTGCTGACCACCATTTAAGTTAGGGAGAAGAAAATCTCCCTGATAGTTTGGAAAAGCACCGCCTAAATTAGATGTATTTGGATCTTGATTGTAAGTATCACCAATAGCCTGGACCAGCAAAGGAAAGTCCCTTGCTGGTTGACTAGATCCATCACAAATAATCCACCCATCTGGAATTTCACTAAGACCACCAGACCACGGCATGATAGTGCCGATGACCGCAGCCTTCATAGATTTTGTGCCCTGGTAAAACATATTTTTATACGTCCATTAGATACCAACCAGTGAGAGCAGATGGTACGTTAGAAGAATTACCATCTGGATCAACTGAACCTGCATATACAAGTCCGAATGCTGCATTAGGTGTTTGTACAACTAATTCACCACCGTTATATCCAGCATATGCGGAAGGAGGAACACCCACCAATACTGCAGAACCAGTATTTGAAAGTTCTTTCTGAACCTTAACATCATCAGGTGCTCTGACAACCAGAGACAAGTTATAAGTTAGTGCTCCACTAATATCTATAATGCGAATAGTATCGCCAATTAGAGGATTGGAAGGTAGTTTGAACAGGGTGTTGCCTGTTGCATTGACAAAGTAATTAACGTTTGCTTCAGCATTGATAACTGTCTCACTAGTTGCTACCCACTTAGGACCACCAGTTCTAGTGAAGTAGTTGTTGATGCCTGCGATCTGCATTGCACCATCACTTTCGATGGAGAACATCTCTCCTTCATTCTCATCCTTAACAACAACTCTTCTATCCTGTGCCTCACCAGCGCCATCTCTGAAGGTCATGTCAAGACCACCAGTATTGACTACAATAGATCCACCAAACTTGCTAGGACCGCTTCCTAGTGCTGATAGAGAACCATATACGGTGAAGTCTCCCGAAGAATTGATAAACTCAAGTCTTGGAACTGTTTGATCTGCAACACCATCTTCATCCTTGCCATAGAAACGCATGTCTCCAAGACTGAAGATGCTTCCAGTTGCAGTATCAACTTGGAAAGTGACAGCTTCTTGAACATCTGAATTGCCACCATTGGTTAGAGTTAGGAACTCAGTGTTGCCCTGAGGTGTTAGTTTGAAGATCTCACTGTTTCCAAATGGTGTAGGAACACCAGCAACTTCAAAGTCCGCAGATCCAACATTAGCAGCAAACGTAGATCCTCTGAGAGTGATCGTGTTGTTTGTAGTTAGAGTTCCCTGTGTAACAGTATTGCCAGTGTCAGAATCAACAGTGAATCTGTTGAATCCAGTACCAGCAAGGATATCACCGAAGATGTAAGTATCACCTGTTGTAGATTCAACCTTGAATACTTCAGCAGCAGGATCACCACCATCATTGACACTCAATGACTGAGGTGAAGTAGTAATGAGTGCTTCGATAGATACGAATTCAGTACCAGTTAGTCTGAGTAGGTCTCTGGTGGAGATTGTACCACCAAATTCTGCAACACCGATTCTTACATTACCAGTGCCATTGCCAATACCGCTTTCAGGAATATCAATGTTTCCATCTAGATCAAGGTCAGAACCAGTAATGTAGGAAGCATTAGATTGCTTGACTAGTTTAGCAATTACACAGTTATCAGGGTGATTATCATATACACCAGTGCCTTCTTGACCTCTGCTAACAATCAGTCTGTATCCGTTAGGATCAGCAGGGTTAGCAACGTTAGCAAGACCGACAACACGAACAATCTCACTCTGTGATTCATCTCTTAGACCAGTTAATTCATTTGGTGCAACACCAACAGTGTCTGGAGATGCAGGATCACCTCTATCAATTAGGAGAAGATCACCAACTCTGAAGTCAGTAACTGTTGGAGTTGTAATTGGTAGGAAGTATGTCTGACCAGCATCGTTGGTAGCACCAACATTGAAGGTAAGATCTCCACCACCAACTCCACCACCGAGTTGATCATTAGTAATTGTAAGTGTATCACCAGCGACATATCCAGAACCAGGAGATTCAACAGTGATATCGATTGTGCTATCAGCACGAACAAGAACTGTGAATGTTGCACCAACACCAAGACCAGTAGTGGTTGCAGTTAGGAACGAATATGTTGCAGATGGTCTGAATTCAGCGCCGTTATTGACAATGGTGTCGATAGAAGCAATCTGACCACCAGCAAGCAAGAATGCATTGGATCCCCAGGTAGAAACACCTGCAGTATCAATGAACTTACCAGTAGTTTGATACTTGTAGAAGTCAATGTTTGGATTCTCTAGTCCGCCAACATTGTGTGCTACAATTGTTGTTCCAAACTTACCTCTTCCGATCTCAAGAATACCAGCATTTAGACCACCGTCTAGTCTGATATTACCCTCAACAACAGCAGATGCAAGGACATTCAGTGTGTTTCTAACAGTGGTGAAACCACCAGTAGAACCCATCTGCAGTTGAGTAGCGTTAACAGCAAAGTTAACTGTATTTGTTTGGTCTCCATCGAAGATATCAACAACTCTAGTCTGAGTGAATAGTCTAGAGGTGCTGGTTCCAGCGCCGTAGCGTGTGCCAATCTCAAGTTCGCCAGCGATTAGTGTCTGTCTTGTGCCAATCTCAGTGAATGATGCAGTGTTGCCCCATGCACCACCAAGAGTGATCTCACAGTTATTAGCAACATCATCATTAACGCTAGCAATATCAACAATCGCGTTAGTAGAATTTCTATGAATTCTTAGCGATGTTTCTGTCGCAGCATTACCAATCTGGATTGTTTGATTGCTAGAAGAGTTAGCAATGTTGATGCTCTGATCAACGTTAGTGTTGTTCAGGAAGTTAAAGATCTGACCTTCACCTGCCCAGTTTAGAATGTTTGCATTCTGTGGGACGAAGTTGAATGTGTTGTTAGTAGTGGTTAGATCGCCACCATTAACTTGGATGTCAGAACTGAACTCAGTGTCTCCAGTAATTCTACCAGTACCAACAACAACCAAAGTCTGATCTAGGTTGTTTTGTGGATTAACAACATCATTAACTGAAGTGTTAATACCAAGTCTGCCACCGTTAGTGGTCATGACTCTCAATACTGCATCATCATCAGGATCAGTGCTGTCTCCGCCAACTAGCAGAGCGTTATCCATTGGATTCTCAGTTCTAGCAACTGTAGTCTCCGTTAGGAAGTTAGGAACAGTCTTACCACTGATGAATACATTACCAACAACATCTAGGTTCGCTCTTGGATCAGTCTCATCAGAGATCCATGCAGTCTGTGTTGCAATGTGTGCAGCACGAGCAATAGTGTTGATGCCAAGTTTGTAATCACCAATAGTCTCAGTGTTAGTTCTGAGTGCTTCAGCACCAACAACTCCCATCTCTTTCCAGTTAGAGTTGGAGAAGTCAATAGTTGGAGCAACTTGACCTTGGGGAACATCAGTTACACCACCAGTTCCACGCCATGACAGTAGATTTACTGGGATAGCATCAGTAACTTGGAAATGTACATAGTTGTTTGCAGGATTGAATGCATCGCCATTAGGACTATAAACCTGCCAGACAGAGTTCAGTCTGCTATCTGGATAGTTATTAACTCTGATCTGTGATCCAGAGGTAATACCAACTGCACTGTTAGAAACATCAACACCATTGTCATCGACAAATGTAAGTTTGACAATATTAGTGCCATCAAATTCGATAGTGAAGATATTATTTTGTGGGATGGTTTGATAGTAGTTTGCATAAATCCAACCCCAGGATCCAGTCTTACCAACCTCAACACCCTTGAGTAGGATGTCTCCTGCCTTAACAGCAACACCGTTGTAAGATACAAACTGGTTAGCATATACTCTATCACCACCATCTGCAGGGATGGAGTTGTTGTTAGGAGTAATATTTGAAGGAAGACCGTTGGTGATGTGCGTCTGAATCTGGTATCCTTGACCAGTTCCTCTTGCATTGAATCCAAAGATTGCTGCTTGGACTCTATTCTTACTAATGCGGATATCACCGTCATTAACAACCTTGAATGCAGTTCTATCAAGAGATTCGTCTTGCTCTAGGTTGGTGATAGGATCAACAGAGGATACATTTGAACGGATGATCAATGTATCGCGAACTTCTGTTAGATCATTGTCCTGAACAGAGATAACAACTGGGGACTGGAATACGTTCTGTTGCGAACCATCACCACCAACAACTGTAATATTCTGATTGAATGTTACAGGTGTGTCAAAGGTGGTAACTAGGTTGCCGATATCCTCGTCGTCGTCTGCGCTAGACTCAAGAACTGCTGCTTCTAGGAATGTCTCTTCGCCAGTAATAGCGTTAATCTTTCTATTACCGATATAGAGGTCTCCATTAGAGTTGAGACCTGTGTAGAAGACGATACCAGCGTCCTGTTTCTTACTTTGGGCGTAGAAGTCCTCAGTAGGTGTTAGGACGATCTCTTGACGTGCTGGGAGACCAGTAGAGTAGTTGCCTGGTCCGAAACCAAGATACTCAAACGTGTGGTT